AACCCCATCTACATACTTACCTTCAAAGTTATTCTGCTTTAAGTCTTTAATTATGTAATTAGCTTTATAGTCAGAATAGTAGCTATGTTCTAAGTCTTTACCTTTGCCTAGTAATTTTATCATTTTAATTCATCTAACCTTTCGTTAAAGAACGCCACCATAGCCTCAAAATCATAGGTATACGCTCCGTTTTTATCTTTATAGTGATACACTGGCACTTCTATTTTCTTTCGCTTCCTAGAGTCTCTAAGTTTTAGTAGTTCTGCCGTTAAATAAACTTGTGCATCTAGCAATTCTTCTAGTGTCTCTTGTATCCAATCCCTACCATCGTATACATTGATTGTATCTCCGTACTGCCGTTTGCCTTTCTCTAATCTCTCTTTAATCATAGATAGTATTTCGCTATTCATATTCTCTCCTCACTTGCTCCCTTACCAATTCCATTAAATCAGTTATTGAAAATACTTGATTTGTTTTATCCCACTCATCAACTATTTCCACTAATTCATTATCAATCTCAGAGTCTGTCATCTTTGTGTAATCCATTACTCCTCCCTTTCTGACATAATTTCTATAACATCTTTATAATCATCGTCTATGTCTCGTTTTAAACCTGATTTCTTAGGTTGGTAAATAAAATACAGAAGTAATTCTATCTCGTCAAATCTGTTGTCCGATTCGTGAGTAATCCAATCAGCTATCTTACTTATTTTATCTTCTATTTTCATTTTAACTCCGTTATTATTTCATCGCCATCCATATCCCATATCCTACAATTATAACTTATATGTGCGATCTTTTTGTTCTCTGTATCTCGTATGTAAATGTAAGGTATGTTGCCACCACCTAATTCATTTCTATTCTTCCATTCATCAAACTTGTCTTGTACTTCTCGTAATGTATTTGTCTTAATCGTAATATCTTTCTTGTCAGTAGGTAATCCCCAATAGCCATTACCTTTTCCATTTTCTATATCGTGGTTAGGTACGTGTTTTAGATTTACTATGTATTTATACATATTATTTCCTTTCTTCGTTTATGTCAAACTCCCAAATAGTATAACAAGAATCAGTAGCTAAAATGTCATCATCAAGGTAAGTAGGGAATACTGCACATATAACTTTTCCATCATCTTCTTCTAATTCCCAACCACTAGCGTTTCTAATCCATCCATCAACTACTAATCCATTATCTAAGGTAATATTGTGATACTCCTCTATATGAGTTTTCTTTTTTACTTTGTCATATATTGGCAATAATTCGGATACTATTTTCTTTTTATCATCACTTGTTAATTTAATGTCGCTATACATATTATTTCCTTTCGTTTATAGTTATACACTACTTACGTGTCTTTGTTCCCAACTTTCTATTATTTTTTTATCATGCTCGTTAATAGCGTCTACAATAAAATCATGGTAATGGTCGCCCCTCCAAGAGTTTTCTCCGAATCTTGTTTCTTCCTTTTCTTTTAATATATCAAGGTCTAATATAGCCGTTCTAACGTTATTTCCATTGATTATTTCACCTTCTTCGCTATGGTCGGGAAAATGCGTAAATACTTTTCTTTCGCCATCTTCTGTTTTAATGATTCCTGTATAAAAGCCATCTCCACAAACTCCGTTTCTATGATATGATAATTGTATAATCTCCATTTTATCTCCTTTCCTTAAAATTGTTGTATTATAAAACCACCCTTGTATTCTACAACTTGGGTATGTTCGTGTAATGTTTCTATATCTTGTATATCGTGCTCTTTTACATAGTCTTCGTATTCATCTCTAAATTCTGTAAAGTCTTCGTATTCTGTAAAGTCGCAATGTATTGCAATTGGATCAAATTCCATGTCAAATCCCGTATCTTCTTCTAGTTGCTCAAAGTACTCAAACAATGCTTTCTTACCTTCGTACGTAAAACTATCTGCATAGCTACCTTTAAAGCCATCTATAAATTCATGTTCTGTTATTGTTCTCTTCATTACTTTATCTCCTTGTTTTAATAGTAATACGCAACTAATCAAATAAAGTTCCGTATTATTTTTCTGTTTATAGTGTTGTTAATAGTCTTACCTCACCTTCTACTTCATATCCATTAGAACCACTTTCATATTCTTGAATAGATTGTACCCAATAGTTTGGAAAATCTCCTGATTCATCTTCAATATCACCGATAACGACACTAAGTTCTTTATTTTTTACTTGTTTTAGTCTTCTAATTAATTCTTTTACTTTCATTTTAATTATCCTTTTTTAATATATCTAATAGTGTGTTTATAGCTACTTGTAATCCTATACCTGCATGTCCTTCTTTGCAATCGTCTATTTTATTTTTTAAAGCATTAATATTATCATTAATAGTTCTATTAATAATTTTCTCTTCTTTTAATACGTCTTTCATTGATAGATAAGCTTTAAATTTATTTAATTCTTCTCTTGGTACGTTGTTTTCATAATCTATTTTATTTGTCATGTTTAATTATCCTTTTGTTTATTACTATACGCATCCATTTAAAAATAGTTCCGTATTATTTTAATTATTTTTCTCTTTCTTTTTTGTATTCTATTTGCACTTCTTTTTCTTTATCTGATATATACTTAATTATTTTAATTAATAATTGGTCAGTTATTCCGTTTGTATTATCTGCCATCGCTCGTGTAATTAATGAATTTTGTACATCTCTAAACACTTTGTGTGATATCTTTAGTTTTATGTGCTTATACTTAATTTCTGACATACCTATTTATTCTATACTCCTTTACTTATTGTGTAATTTATTGTTATTCCGTAATAATCAGATGCAATCCTAATAATTTGTTTTACTTCTGATTTATTAAAGCCTTTGAAAGCGTCATATTTATTATTTAATAAACAATAATTATTTATTACTTCTCCTACTATATTTATATCTATTGCTTGGCTCATATTGTGTACTCCATTTTATATTGTGTAATCTGTTTAGCTTTCCTTATCTAGTTTCGTCACTGAGTATCCGTACTCAGAACCAACATAATTTATATGTTTTGTTGTTGTCATAGACCACCACCCAAGAGGCTTAATTGTTTGCGTTGCGTGGTCAATCTCTGCTACTTCTGTATCATAACTAAGTACGTGAGTTGATGATGCTTTTAAGTTCTGCTTGTATTTGTCAAATGTTCTCATATTGTGTAATCTCCTTTATTTGTTGAATTTATTTGTTTCTGTCAAGTTCCATTCTACTTGCCTTTCAAACTCTCGTTTCTGTGAATCCTCGGCTACTTTTGTTAATGTTGCAATCAGTGCGGGAATGTCTTCAAGCTTAAAGAATAAACTAGCCTCTGTTTTATGATCGGAAAAGTCTTTTTTTGGCACTCTGTCTATACTAACGATTAACTTGCTTTCATCTTCTAGTTGTCCGACTTGCATTTCCTTCCATGTAGATAAGCCGACACCATTCCAGCAACGTGCTTTTACTACCTTTCTATCAGTTCCAAAGCCTGATTCTATTTTTATTTTATTTACTTGTTCCATTGTTTTATCTCCTTGTTATATATACTATACTATCTTAATTGAATAAAGTTCCAATTTATTTAAATTAAATTAATCTTATTTCTGATTCATTTATATATTCTATAAACTCGCTTAAATTTTCATCTAGTGTGAAATCGTTGTCATACTCCCATTTATATTCTTCATAGAAACCCGCATTTGTTACACCACCTGCGAGTAGTTCCGAACCTCTTTTAATTAATGTAAAAATTGCCTCCTCTCCAAAACTACATCCATACTCACCAATATATTTATCTTGTACATTCATTTTAAAAACTCCTTTTATTTTGTTTATATATATCATACTAATAAGTATCAAGAAAGTTCCAAAAAACATTAAAAAATATTTAATATATATTGGGGGGTTTGTTGCAAAGGGTGTATTTCTAAGGTGTACAATATTTAAATATTATATAAATGTAGGCAGACACGTAGTATATAATGGTTACTTAATACGTCTATAACTCTGTAATTCGTGCGATATTACACAAGTGCGGTACTACTACAGACTACGTACGTGCGTGCGTTTATATATATATTCTACGAACGTGCACAATATTTGCGACGTTGTGTAATCTGAGCGAAGCACCTACCTACGTGCGTGCACATAATATATATATATTCTACAATATAAAAAATATTACACAATTTATTATTTTTACAGAATAATTTATTTTTAGATAAAATAAAATAATTCAAAATAAATGGAACTTTTACAGAACTATATAGTATAGTATATATGAACATGATGTTTCATAATAATAATAAAAACGAAAGGACTCATAATATGAGCAATTTACAAGTAGTTAATAATAATAGTAACATTACAGAATCTAACCTTAATCCTGAAATGGAGATAAATTCTACAATAGATGTATCTTCAGCAATCTCTCAAGGTTCTGAAGTATTAGAACAATCTAGAGAAGAAAACACAGCAGGTAAGATTAATCCATTCAGAGAAGTAACTAAAGTTCCTCAAGTAGATAAAGAAACAGGATATCACTTTGGTAAGTACAATATCTACTTTGAAGATGATAAGAAAAAATCTCTAGGTGAAGTATCTGAGCAATATCTGATAATAGATAATAAGACATTATCTAATAGGTTTGCTGAGGCTAGAAACAAAGTAGATGGTAAATGGAAACTACAGTCTATATGGTGCAACGGCTCACAGTTTAGGGAATCTTGGGTAAAGCCTCATACTAGCAGAGCACTAGCTAGTGTTGGAGCTACTCTTGAAGAAGTCTATGAAGTTACCAACAGTTATGATGGGAGCTTGAAGGCTGCTTTTATGAGATACGCTAGAATACTAGAATGTGAAAACGGCTGGATATCTAAGAATCTTACTAACTCTATCTCCTTTGCTCATAGGCAAAGTAATATTGATTGGGATAGTCAGGTTATTGCTTTTGCTAAAGCGATGGTAGGTAAAGGTAGTGATACATTTATGAATACTATGGAGGCTAATATTAATAAGTTAGCTATTGATGTAGATGAAGATATGTTAGCTCTTTACAGAAATAAGTATCTTGGTGTTAAAGCTCTAGGTGATGGCGTCTACGGTCAGATGATGACTAAATACTTTGCTGATGGTAATAAGACATTATTTGGTTTAGCTCAGGCTGGAACTTATATCACTACCCATAGAGATAAAGTTAAAAAAGCTGACTTTGATAATAACGGTAAGATTGTAGATAGTTGCATAGCTTTTGCAAATGATATATTATCTCCTGAAATTAAAGTAGATGAGAATCAATACACATTAGACTTAAACTCAGCTAACTAGTACCTATCCTCACATGGCTGGAGTTATCTCTGTATAGCTCCAGCTACCCACCTTAAAATTCAATCCTACAATAAATAAAAAACTGCGACGTAATTTATTTTTGCGACGTCATAGATATGGATAGCTTTAGCTATACATTATTAGTTAATCTTTTATAAATAGGATAGCTTTAGCTATACCTTATTATTTTTGCTTTTTTCAACCCAAGAAACCTAATCTCAAAAGGGTTAAGGGGGGTATCCCTGTATATAAAAAGAGAAAGACACATACTAAAATATTTTTTTTAAAATTTTCTGAAGTTTACTATGGTGTTATCTAGGATCTATTGCGGGGCGGGTACTATATAAAAAAAGCGGGTACTATATATACTACTTACTATATACTATATATACTATATACTATATATATATAATATATATTATATATAATATATATATAACAGATACTATATACTATATATACTATATACTATATATACTATAGTACTACTATAAATCCAACGGACTAAATAAAGGGGGGATAGATAATATTATTATATATAGTTGCAGTTTGTCAAGTTTTTATTAAATTTAAATATGGATAGAGAGATAACAATGCTTGAGAAAGCAATATACGGTGATTACGAGATAAAAGACATCTATACTAACCTAGAGCGGTGTAGAGAAATATCAAATGAATTAAAAATACTAGACATCATAGAGCCGTCTGGTAGAAACGTAGGATTGATCGCAGAGCTAGTATATCGAATGAATAATATGCCAGAGCTACAAATAATAGAAATGGACGAATATAACCTTAACCAACCCAACTAGCTTGGCGTTACAGCGTACAGTCAAAGGTGTTGTCCATTATGCTTACGAAAGTAAAGAAGAGTTCCGTACAGCACATCCTACAGAGCCTATCGTAAAGAATTGGAAAGAAGCTGAAGAGAATCAGTGGTGTCACTCAGATGACGGTAAGATAGTTCAAGTCCTTAAAAAAGGATATATGAAAGGGAATAACACAACAGATGGGTATATCCGTACAATCATTGGTATGTTTAATGTAAAAAAGAAAACAAAGCTTCATGGGACAATAAAAGATTCTATCTATAGATTTGTAAAAAAGAATAGTTATGACTCCAGAGTAAAAGGCGGCATGACTAGAGAAAAGAGAATGTTTTCTAAATACATTGCAATGGGCTTAGATCCTGAGAGTGCTTATATGAAAGCATATCCCAAGACAACAGATGCAGAAGCAGCTAAACGAAAATCAACATTACTACTTAAGAGCAAAACAGTGAGGAATCAAGTGGATAAAGAAATAGAAGAGTTAATGGCAGACGTAGGTATTACAAAAAGATACTTATTAGAAAGCACAAAGAGCGTTGTCGATAAAGTTGAAGTAAGAGATGGCGATAAACTAAGAGCACTAGAAACATTAATGAAGATATCGGGAATGCTTAATACAGATAAGAAGTCCGAGTCTATTGCACTGATACAAGAGTTTACTGGATTCAGTAAAGAGAAGTTACAAGCATTTGAGCAAGGGATGTTAACAGGTAAGAAAAAGGAACTAACAAGTGGTAATACAAGCAGTAGTAGTTAATGATAGGTATTGGAATACACAGACTAGCTCTGTTTGGAGCTATACAGTACCTAAATCAATCAAACTAGGTAATAATCGATATAACATAGCATTTACAACAAAAGAGTCCGTTAAACGTAAATAATGGATAATTTTAATATTAATCCATCCCCATCTGAAATGAAAGAGCGGGATGAAGTACTAGCAAAGTCCTATAAAAGTCTTATTTACTTTGGCAGAGCCTTCTTACCAAATGACTTTCTTAAAAAGTCTAAGTCACCAGAGTTCCATTTTGATGTAGCAAATAAATTAATATCCTCTAAACCCGGTAGTCGTAGCTGTATCATTATGCCTAGAGGGTTTGGTAAGTCTATCCTATCAAAAGCAGCCATTATGCATAAGCTTGTGTTTGCTCAAGATGATGAGCAGCACTTCATTGCATGGGTATCCGAAGAGCAAAGTCAGTCTATTGACCACTTAAAGTATTTACGCAATCATTTTGAAATGAATAAACGTCTTCGGTACTACTTTGGTAATTTAGATGGAGGTGCAGCGGGAAAGCGTTGGACAGAAAAAGATATCGTAACACCTAAAGGAGACAGGCTAATAGCAAAAGGTACTTCACAGAGACTTAGAGGTCGTGCAGAAGTAGATGTTCGTTATACTGGTATCATCTTAGATGACTTTGAATCAGAACTCAATACTAAAACACCAGAACGTAGAGCAGATATTAAGAAATGGATCGTATCAACAGTATATCCCGCACTAGAGGAAACTCCGGGAAGAGAAGGTTGGATATGGTTAGCGGGAACGATAGTTCATTTTGATAGCTTTTTGCAAGCGGTAGTAGACGGAAACAAAAAAGCTCAAGACGAAGGTAGAACATATCCTTGGGCGGTTACTTTTAAAAGAGCAATAGAAGATGGTAAGTCTATTTGGAAAGATCAATTCTCTTTAAAGAAGTTAGCAGCAAAGAAAAGAGAGTTTATCGAAGCTGGTCTTGTCAATAAGTTTGCACAAGAATACATGAATGATGCGAGGGATATCTCTAATGCAGCGTTTAAAATAGATCGAATACAATACTTTAGTGGTAAGGTAGAAAATAGAAGCAAGTTCAACTACCTGATAGACGGTGAAGACGCTATTCCAATAAACATTTACTTAGGAGTAGATTTAGCAGCAACAGCATCGGAAACATCTGACTTTCAAGTTATACTTGTAATGGCGATTGATTCTAATAAAAATAGATATGTCTTAGAGTATTTCAGAGAAAGAATACCTACATTCGATGTCCCAAAAGAAATTATAAGATTAGCAAATAAATATACACCAGTAAGGAGAGTCACAATAGAAACCGTAGCGGCACAAGAAATGGTTAGAGATATGGTAACAAGAATGTCTGCTACTGAAAAAAGACTGATGCCCGGAATCTTTAAAGGTGTTAAACCACCTGCTAGAATTAAAAAGCAAGATAGACTTGAGACAAGCTTAGGTGTTATTGTTAATTCTAAAAAGTTATACATAAGAAGAGAAATGACAGAATTAGTAGATGAGTTCTTTGAGCACCCAAAGCCTAGAAATGATGATGTAATGGATGCTTTATATTATGCAGACTACTTTGCCAAAGCTCCTAAAAGCACAAGAACTAAACGAGAATCATTACTAGAAGATGATTTACATCCAGTTAGAAAACTTAAAAAAAGAGCTTATAATTGGATGACTGGTTCAACCACGTAATAAAATATTATTTGTCTTTTGTTTATGTATAACTTATATTTAAATTCAAATCCACATGCCACGATATTCTAAAAGATCAAAAAAGAGATTAGCATCCTGTGATGAGCGTTTGCAGGAAGTATTTAATGAAGTAATCAAACATGTAGATTGCTCTGTCCTCGAGGGGCATAGGAGCAAAGAAAGGCAAAATAAATTATATGATGAAGGTCGTACAAAAGTTAAGTATCCTGACGGTAGGCACAATACTAATCCTTCTAAAGCCGCAGACGTTACCCCTTATCCTGTGGACTGGGAAGACAGAGAAAGGCAGACTTTATTCGCTGGCTTTGTTATCGGCATTGCTCGTGGGATGGGCTACCGCATAAGATGGGGCGGAGACTGGGATATGGATTTTCAAGTAATGGATAACCGTTTCGACGATTTTCCTCATTTTGAAATAAGAGATAAGTAATGCCAAATACGACAGATACAGTAAAAGCAATTTTAACTCCCGGTGAATTTGTGATTCGCAAAGAAGCTGTGGACATGATAGGAGTTCCCACATTGGAAAAATTAAACGATATGCCTGAAGCAGGTGGTCATTCTGAAATAGATAGACTGATTGCACAGGCTACATTAAAAAATATGACTGGCATGTATGGTGGCGGTATGGTTAATGCAGAACAGTATGGTACTGGAGGTATGGTTAATCAATATCAAGATGGTGGGCAGGCTATGTCTAACTTAAAACCAATTCCTGATAATAACCCCGGACTTGCTAAACTACCTGAAGATGTTAGAAATAAAATGGGTTACATGCAAAATGGTGGATTAATGGAAATGATGCATGGTGGTAAAGCTAAAAAGAAAAAAGAAATGTATGGCTATCAAGATGGCGGACAAGCTTATAGTCAAGCTCTTTATAATACCCCATTAGAAAATTCATTTGCACAAGCCTCAGAACCCGGTTTATTTGACGTTGGTTCAATATTGTCTGTATCTGCCGATCAAGTTGGCGGTGAAGGTGGCAGAAGGTACTACTTAGGTGAAGGTCAAAGTAAGATGTTAAACATGGCTAGAAAAAAAGCTTCTATGAGAGCTAGGCAAAAAATGGCTTCTACCCCTCAAGATTCAATACCTGCGGCATTAGTTGAGTCTTATTTTGAACAAGCTCCTGAAAAAGAAAAAGGCGGTTTCCTTAAAAAACTTTTAGGTATGCAGGATGGCGGTGCAGTTCAAGATGATGCTCAAGTTCAAGCTATGATGCAGCAACAAGCTATGATGCAGCAAGAGCAGCCTAGTCCGTTTGTACCATTTGACCAAAGACCTCCAAGCTCTGGCGATACGATGTCATCAATACCAATGGGTATGCAGCAAGGTGATTATATGAAATCGTTAAGGGGTGAGTTAGAAATGGAAAACGAAGAGTTAACTAGGGATAAAATGCAAAACTTTTTAGAAAGATTAAGATTAGATTCTTTATCAGAAAAACTAAGACTGGATTCTTCATCCGAAAGAATAGAAAGAAGTCCTCAAGACTCTATGTATTATAGAAATACACCACAGCAAGACTATTTTATGAATAAGTACAGAGAAGAAATGATAAATCCTAATTACTTTCCAGAAGGTAATTAATGGATCAAGACCCTCGAGCATTACAAAACGAAGAGTTATATCGCCAATGGCGTGACGCTCGTTCTGAGTGGGACACTGAAGCTAGAAAAGATATAGACTTTTATCTTGGTAATCATTTTACTGCGGAAGAGTCAGATGAGTTATCTCAACGCAATCAAGCGGATATACCTATGGATAGGGTATCGGCTGCAATAGAAAAATTTAAAGCAGTATTAACATCTAGACCACCAGCATTTACAATAACTCCTAGAGAAGATTCCGATGTGCAAGTAGCTACATTATGGAGAACTATCATGGGTTATGTTTGGCAAAAATCAGATGGTGACTGGCAAATGAAACAAGCGATACAAGATTATGCTACTACTGGTATGGGTTATCTATATGCTTACATTGATAGAGAATCAGATTTCGGTAGAGGTGATGTCAAGTTTACTTACCTCGACCCTTTTAGGGTATACGCATCTCCAAGCTCAAGAGATCGTTGGTTCGGTGATTCGGATGGTCTTATCCTTTCTACCATTCTTACCGGTGAACAAGTCGTCAACCTCTACCCTGAATTAAATGATACAGTAGATCCAAATACTGGTGAAGAGATACCGGGTATTATTCGTGATATATCTGGGTTTACTTACGACGACGAAGATTATCCATCTTCACAAAATACAAACTCAATGAATGTGTTTACACCAGCGGAAGTAAAAGATAAAGATTATTTTCAAGTAAAGAAGTATCAAATATTAGAACGCTTTTATAAAATAAAAGTTCCTTTTTATCGTATTATTAATATGCAAAATCAAGAAGAGGAGATACTCTCTCAAGAAGAATACGCTAAGATGATGAGTGAAAATGCAGAAGCATTTGAAATAGGTGCTTACACAGCAATCGAGGTTTTACAAACAAGAATAAAAGTATGTGCTACGTTAGGTGAAATTGTTTTATATGAACAAGTTTTAAATACAGATGAATATCCTATAGTCCCGCTACCGAATATTTGGACAGGTACTCCTTACCCCAAAAGCGATATATCTAGAGCTAGACCAATGCAGAGATTGTTAAACAAGCTATGGTCTTTAGCCCTTTCACATGCCCAAGCGTCAGCGGGACTTAAGTTATTAGTACCATTAGGTAGTGTAGATGATATTGACCAATTAGAAAAAGACTGGGCTAATCCAAATGCGGTAATCGAAGTTGATTCATCACAAGGTGAACCACATTATCCATCTCCTCAACCATTAGCTGGAGAGTTCTACAGATTAATACAGCAGTCGGAATTTTATATAGATTTTATTTTTGGATTACCAGAGATGATGCATGGCTTTGCAGATAAAGCTCCAGAGACACATAAAGCAACGGAAAGAATGATTGCTTTAGGAAGTGAAAGACCTAAATCTAAATTAAGAGATGTTGAATTTAGTATTAACAAACTTGGTAAAGTTCTTTATAATTTATCAAAGGGTCATTACACGTATAAAAAGATTTTCAGATTAGCACAACCTAACAATAATATTACTGAAGTTATGGCTAACTTTTATACAGATGTTAGCGGTGCAATTTTAGATTTAAAGAAAGATAGACACATTTTAGATCAACATGATATTAGAATTGAATCAGGTTCTACTATGCCTTCTAGTAAATATGCAGAACTTGCTGTATATCTTGAGGCATTCCAGATGGGTATCGTGGATCGTTATGAGGTTCTTAAGAAGAATCCAGAAATATTTGACAAGGAAGGTATTATGCGTAGGACTGAAGAGAAGCAATTAATGCAGCAGCAAATGCAAGCTATGTCAGAACAAATAAAGAATTTGCAAGGTGACTTGCAGACAGCCCAAAGAGAGTCTGTCAGCGATAGAAAAAGAGTTGAAGTCGAAAAGTTTAAATCTAGACTTAGCGAAGTCAATTCTGAATCTAAAGCAGATAGAAGGGTAACACGTAGTAAACTAGAAAACGAGGTGAAGCTCGAGGTGGAGAAATTGGCAAGCAATCTGAAAGATGTTCAGAGAGAAGCCAGTTCCACTCCAAAAGCCTAAGAGACATCTAAGGAGAGTATATGTCTACATTAGAACAACAGGAAGCAAGTATCGAAAGCGGAATACAAGGTGGTAATGAATCATTCGTGGAAGATATCGTCAATGAACAGTCTATCTCACAAGAGGTAGATGCAAATCAACAGGAGTTTCAAGAACAAGCCCCTGCTGTAGATTATGAAGCAGAGTCAAAAAAGTTTCAGTCTATGTATGATCGGTCACAAGCCGAAAATTCTAAACTGCAACAAGGTGCTCAATTACTTCAACTACTAGAGCAGCGACCTGATCTTGTAAGAACTCTTGAAAACGGTATAGCTAATCCACAAGGTCAAAACCAGAGCACTCAAGAAGTAGCTCCCGCAGTAGATGACTTTAATCCTTGGGAAGCCTATGATGATAAAACTGACTCAGGTAAATTTGTTGATCAAAAAATCACAAGTAAAGTTGATCGGTTAGTATCTGAAAGGTTAGCCCAGCAACAGCAACAGATGCAGGCTGAAATGCAACTGCAAAATACAGTTGGTGAGTTACGCAGAAGTTATAAGATGTCAGATAATGACATTCAAGACTTTATGCAGTTCACTACTAAACCAAAAGAGCAAGTAGGTTTAAATAACCTAGTAAAACTCTGGCAGATGCAAAACGGTAATTCTGTTGCTAATAACGATACAATGGAAGCGGTAAACGCAGCAAAACAAGCACCTAGAACTGCTGGTGTCTTACAAGGACAAGCTCCACAATCCCCTAGGACGGATTCGGATAAAGTCTTTGAAAGTATCATGGGAACAGGTGCTGGAGCAGCTTTACCATAATAATAACAACACATACTAAGAGGTATATAAATGGCAATATCATATAATACTGGATCTTTAAAGTCCAGCGATATTACTGCTCAAACTTCTGATGCAGGTGTAGGACA